TCTGGCAGGACTACGTAGTCTCATAACCCAAAGGTCGCAGGTTCAAATCCTGCCCCCGCAACTTCCCTTCCTTCGAATTCCCTAACAAATTGAACCGTTTTCGGCCCGTGGCCTGTCCGCGTGTCGCTGTCCGGGCCGTTTGGATGCAAAACGGGATATTCAAAAAGACTCAATAAAACGCATAATGACGCCATGCCTCGACGCGTCGCGGGTACTCCCGGGGTACCCCCGCCTGACCCAGGATCCCCGGCGTCCCGATCCTCTGGCGGAGGCTCGGGAGTACCCCCGGGAGTACCCCCGCCGGGAGTCCCCCCGGACGACGTGACGAGCGCCTCGCAGCAGCTCGCCGTCGCGGTGGCACGCTTGGTCCGGACGGTTCTCCAGGCGTTGCCCGCCCCGCCCCCGACGGCGCCGGGACCGGACGTGCCCGCCGTCGAGGCGCAGTTGCTGCGGGCGGAGCAGGTGGCGGTGGTGCTCGACTGCTCGCCGTGGCAGCTGCAGCAAATGCGCAAGGCGCGGCGCGGCCCCCCGTGCTTCTCGCTCACCCACGACGACAAGAACATCCGCTACGATCGGACCGCGCTGCTCACCTGGATCGCGCGGGAACGGGCCAACCAGGCTACGGCTTTTGCTGCCCCGTCGTCAGACGAGCCGCCTTCCGGTCCGCCTTCGTCCAGTGCTGCGGGGACGGCGCGAAGGGGTCGGCGGCCGTCCCGATGAAGCGGCCGACGAGCAGGGTCGTCACGCCCACCGTCGGCGAGTGCCGGGCATAGAAGCGGCGCGTCGTCTCCGGACTCATGTGGCCGGCGACGGCCGACACCTGGCCGAAGTCGCCGCCGGCGTTCGTCGCTTCCTGGAGCGTCGAGTGCCGCAGGTTGTAGGGCGGGATGTCCGTGGGAAACCCCGACGTGCGTAACGCCTTCCCGTACGAGCGGCGATCGTAGACGCCCCAGGCGTCGGCAGCGATGAAGAGCCGCCAGGCCTGCACCATCTCCGGATTGAGCGCCAGCCGCACCGGCTTCCCGCCCTTGGCGCGGCGCACCGACCACCAGCCAAACGCCTGCGGCTCGGCGATCGCGGGCAGCTGCACGTCGCCCGGCTGCGCGCGCATGATCTGCACGGGTCGCTGCCCGCACGTCGCCTCCACCAGGAAGCGCGCACGCGTCTTCCCATCGCGTAAGCGGCCCTTGGTCTCCTGCTCGAGCAGGTTCCCCGCGACCGTCGCAATCAGGCCGGCGCTCACCAGCTTTGGATCCTCCGGTTCGACCTTGCCGACCTTCACATAGTCGGCCGGTGTCGGCCCGCGCGGATCGGCCAGCTTGAACACGGACCGCAGTACCTGCAGCCGGTGCCGCACCTCTCGCGGTTTGACGCCATCGCGCTCCCAGAGCGCGACGGTCTTCGCGACATCGCCGTCCGGGATGGCATACCGCGAGCGGGTGCCGAACGCCGCGACCCACGGTTTGACGTGGGACCGATCCGACGCGTAACAGCTGCGGCCCTCGCGCGTGCGGAGCCATTCCTCGACATCCTGCGCGAACGATCCCGCCGCGACCGCGGTCGTCACGCCTGGCGTCGCGGACCGCTCCTGATCGTCGCGAAACGCCCGCAGGACGCCGAGGTCTGTCTCCAGGGGAAACGACTGAAAGCAGGCGCGCCCGTGGGATTTCCAACGGACGCGAACGGAGGCGGGGCCTCGAAAAATATTGCGTGCGACTTTCGTCCACCGGATGGGTGTCGTTCTCGGCATGGGGTACTCCTCTGAAGTGGCGGCACTCGGGGACGCCCAGGAACCCATGTCGTTCCTCGCGACATCACCGAACACACACATAGAAGAGTTTAACAAATTGCCGCATTTTGACGCAATTTAGACCAATAACACTACTAGTGGTGGCGTCTGTTTGGCCTTACACGACGCTAAATTAATGAATTTGACAGAAAACAATCGAGCCTATAAAACCTCGCAAGTCGCGCAGGTTTTCGGCCCGCCGCGATTCGAACTCGGCAGTAAACCAACGCCTTTGTTGGCGTTTTGCCTGGAGTAACCCCAGTGGGAGAAGCCACCGTGTCTCGATCGTTGACGGTCGGTACCGACCAGCGGGAGAACCAGCCCAACGCCGGCGAATCTCTGAGCGACGTTCTGGGCCGCGCGAAGGTCGGGGCCCCGCTGACGACCTCCGACCTCGCCGTCATCTTCAGCATCTCCCGGCAGCACGCGACGAAGCTCGCGGCACAGGGCGCCTTCGATCAGTTCCGATTGAAAGGCCGATCGGTCGGGACGCGCCACTACAGCGGCATCCTGGTCACGCGATATCTGGAGGCCGAGCCGCTGGCGGCCCGGACGTTCGCCGCGCCTCGGCCCGATAAGCGACGGCGATAAACCGCGAACCCTGAACCCTGAAGGCTGAAGCCCTGGACCCCGAGGACTGCATGAACCGTTTGCACTACGCCGAAGGAGTGGACGCAATGCCGGAACACGCGGGAATGCTGGCGCGCACGGAGCGCGTCGACTCGCCGATCTACGGCGAGATCATGCCGATCGCCGCCATTCAACAGAACATCGCGCGCGTCCAACTGCTCAAGCAGGAGGTCCTGCGCGAGGGCGTGGACTTCGGCGTGATCCCGGGCACCCCGAAGCCGAGCCTCTACAAGCCCGGCGCCGAGATCGTCAATCTGATGTTTGGCGTCTCGGTCGATCCGGACCCGTTGGCCTTCCGTGAAGAGGAGGGGGTCGACGACACGGGCCGGCCCTTCTACCGGGTGACCGTGCGCCAGGTGTTCAAGACGCGCACGGGCCTCTTCCTGGGCGCCAGCTACGGCAGCGCGAGCTCCCTCGAGGAGAAATACAAGTGGCGCCGCGCCACCGGCCCCAAGGAGTTCGCCGCGACCGTCGAGGGCTGGAAGCGATCGAAGTTCAAGCGCGGCAAGAACAACACCGAGTACGAAGAGCCGCAGGTCCGCACCGAGGTCGACGACATCCGCAACACGATCCTCCAGATGGCGATGAAGCGCTCGGAGGTCTCCGGGACCAAGCGCGTGCACGCCCTTTCCGGGATGTTCGGCCAGGACCTCGAGGACCTGCCGGCGGAGATTCGCGACTCGATCGTTGACGGGGAGGTCGTCAGCCGGGAGGCCAGCGCGCCGCCGCCGCCGGCCGCCCATCGCAAATCGCAGCAGCACGGCCAGGCGCCGGGCGACGCCCCACCGCCGCGCGAGGACACCGGGAAGCAACCGAGCGCCCCGCCGCCGCCCGCCGCGACCAGGAGCACCGTCACCGTCGTGATCGAGGACACCCAGGTCGTGCCGCGCGCCGACAGCACGTACTACGAGATCAAGGCGATGCAGGTCGGCGGGGATGAGCGGCTGCCGCCGACGACGCACGTCTTCCTCACCGGCGACGAAGACCTTTACAAGGTCGCGGCGTCGTGCGAGGGGAGCGGCGTGGTGATGGTCGCCACCTGGCACCCGGGCAAGCGGCGCGACGGCAGCGTCGGCAAGATGCTCGACGAGCTGACCGCGGCGGACTGAGGCCATGAAGGCAACCAACCAACCAACCAACCAACGCAAGGCGTGGGCCGGCGATGAGCAGCGGCATCGGTCGCGCGATCGACGAACTCCTGGCCGAGCGGCAGCACCTCGTGGCGCGCCTCGCGAAACTCGACGCCGGCATCGCGACGCTCCGCGAGCTGTTCCATCTGCCCGCGCCGACGACGCCCCTCAACGGCACGAAGACCCGGCTGTCCTCGGCGGCCGCGGCGCCGTCAGCGAACGGGAACGGTCACGGCCACCGGTCCGAATTGGACGAGACCATTCTGACGGCGCTGCGCGATGGGCCGATGCCACCCGGCGAGCTCGCAGCGGCGCTGAAGGTCGAACGGGCCGCGCTGCGGCACCACCTCAAACAGCTCGAGGCGTGCGGTCTGCTGGTGTCGACCGGCGTGACCGCGAGCCGGCGCGTGGCGCTCGCGCCGGGCGCGTCGGCGAAGGAGGCGCCCAGTCGTGACTGAAGAAACCGAACGGCTGAGACGAATCGCGGCCGCGGCGCCCCCGGCGAGCTCGTTCGAAGGAACGATTCAGCGCTGGCGCGAGACGAACGAGCCCGACTACGAGACGGTGTGGTCGGGCGGCGCCGGCCTGACCAGCTACTAACGACGCGGATTAACGACCCATGCCGTATCAACCGACCACCGGCGATCGCGTGCGCCTCAACGGCTTCGAAGGGCCGCGCGCGATCATCCTGAAGTTCAACCGCAAGACCGACGGCGCGCCGTACTTCAAAGCCAAGCTCGAAAAGACGGGCGAGCTGGTGTGGCCGGACCACGTCGTCGCCGATTCGCTCGGCGCCTATGAGCTGACGTGCGCCGACTGCGAGATCCGCTTTCGCGCGGCGCGCGCGTGGGATCCGCTCTGCCCGAACTGCGAACGCCGGCACGATCGCCAGGGTGGACCGGACCGCCAGAAGACGACCGGCGCGCGGGTGTGGCGGGGACGATGAGCGCCGCCGCCCTGCTCGCGCCGCCGGCCGGCTGCACCTTCGACGCGGCACGCCACGAATACCACATCGACGGCGTGCTCACGCCCTCGGTGACGCAGGTCCTGAGCGCCGAGCAGTTCGTCGACTTCTCGAGCGTGCCCGGGCCCATCCTGGCCGAGGCCCAGGCGCGCGGGACCTACGTCCACCAGGTCCTGCACTACCTGCTCGAGGACGACTACGACCTGGCCGACTGCGAGGCGCGCTTCCGCGGCTACGTCGAGTCCGCGCTGCAGTACATCGAGGCGCTCGGCAAGCGCCCGCTCCGCGATCCCGACTCCGGGGCCGCGCAGGCCGTCGAGTGGCGCTTCTGGCACCGGCGCCGGATGTTCGCCGGGACCATCGACTGGCTTGGGTGGGACCGCGACGAGGTCCTCAGCATCGACGACTGGAAAACCGGCGAACCGTCCGATGTCGCGGCGCCGCTGCAGACCGCGGCCTACGAGGCCGGCGTGCGCGATGTGCTCCTGCCGGTCCTCCTGCCCGACTACCGCGGGCCGATTCGCAGGCGCGCGGTCAAGTTGTTCCGCGACGGCCGGCGCGGACGGCCGGACCCCTACACCGATCCCCGGGACCTACCGCAGTTCTACGCGGCGCTGTCCTGCGTCCACTACCGCCGCAACGGGATGCGGCATGACCGGCCGGCCGCATGACCACAACACAAGACACGGCCCATCTGTTGGCGCTGAAGAAGAGGATCGAACACTTGTCGCCAGGCGATCAGTTGCGCCTGGCGGCGGAATGCGTGGACCACGGCTACCTCGACATCGCCGAGACGCTCGCCAGCAACGTCGTGGATGAATTGCGGGCGGTGCGGTTGCTGCGGCGCGAAAGGACGACTTCATGACCGTCGCCGAGATTGAACGGATTGGCGCGCCCGAGATTTCCCGGCCGGCCGCGCGGAAGGCCTACCTCGAGTACAAGCGCGCGGTGCTGTCGGCCGCCTCGCCCGAGGAGCGGAAGGAATACGAGGGCTTGTGGCGCGGCTACAAAGCCATCGCCGCCGGTCAGCAGGTGATCGATCTGCACCAGACGATGCGAGTGGCCGGGGTGCAGGAGGACACGTTGTTTCCGCGGCTGGCGATTTGTCGGGCCACGGCGATGCACTGTCGCTGCGTGTTGGCCGAGGACGGGTCGGCAGTCTTCTTCGATGACAAGTATCGGTGGCGCCGGGCCGCGTCGCAGCGGGTGACGTTGCCGACGGGGACGCTGCCGCAGTTCGTCACGCAGTGGAACGCCGGCACGTTTACGCGCTATCGGACGGGTGGGGCGCTGGAGCGGCAGCGGTGGCAGTCGGACGCGATCGCGCTGGTGCCGATTGTCCCGCCGCGGCTGCATCCGCGCGCGGCGCTGTCGAATTACCACATTTTGTGGGACGCCGTGTGGACGCCGGCGCCGCCGGCGGATCCGCTGCTGTTGAAGCATCTTGCTGGCGCCCTGTACGCGATCGTGGCCCAGTGGGATCTGACGCCGCTCGAACAGGCGGTGTTGGCGGGGCGGTTGTCGTGACGACCACCGCCGAGACCACCGTGCTCGTAAGCCTCGAACCGGCCGGCCGCGTGCACCTCGAGGCCGAGCGGCAGACGCTCCTCTCGCGGCCGCTGCCGACGGCGCTCACCAGCCCCGACGACTACGCCGCGCTCGCCGACGAGCAGGCCCGCTTGCAGGCCTTCATCAAACGCGTCGAGCCGGAGTTCGATGAAGTCTGCGATGCCGCGTACAAAACGTGGAAGCGGGCGACCGGACTCCGCTCCCTGTTCTTCGAGGGGCTGCACGCGTTCAATGAGTCCGCGCGCCGCCTGCTCGGCGCCTACAAGGCCGAACAGGATCGCATCAAGCGTGACGCCGAGCTCCGCATCCAGGAAGAGGACCGCCGCGCTGCGGAGGAACGCCGCTTCGCCGAGGCCGCCGCGCTCGAGCAGCAGGGCCATCGCGCGCTCGCCGCCGCGGTCCTCGAGACGGAGCTGCCCGCCGGGCCGCCGGTCACGCTCCCGAGTGTCGTGCCCGAGGTCCGCGGCCTCCACTATCAGACCGCCTGGCGGTGGCGCCTCGCCGGCGCGACCGGTGCCGATGGCGGGAAGAAGGACAAGGCGCGGCGCAAGCGCGCGGCGACCATCGTGCCGCGATCGTTCCTCGATCTCGACGAGGCCGCGATCACCGCGCACGTGACCAACATGCGCGACACCGTGAAGATCCCCGGCATTGAGATCTACTCGGAGCAGGTGCCAGTCCGGAGATGACAACCATGACAGCGGTAGGTGAGGGGACGGGACGCTTGAACGCGCTGTGGTGGTGGATCGATCGCTGGCGCAAGAGCTCCGCGTACATGGACATGACGCTCGAGCAGCAGGGTGCCTATCGGAATCTGCTCGACGAGGCGCAGCTGCGCGGCGGGCCCCTGCCGAACGATGAACGCATCCTCGCGAAGGCCTGCGGAGATGCGACCGCCTGGCGGCGATTGCGCGAGCCGGTCATGGCGCGCTTCATCCTGACCGCGGACGGGTGGCGGAACAAGACGCTCGACGAGGTCCTCCAGCAGTCGCACCGACGCCGGGAAAAGCAGCGACGGTACCGACTGAGCAGCGGTAACGGCGACGGTAACTAAGGCGGTAACGCGAGCGGTAACGGAGGCGGTAACACGTGGGTCACAAACGCGGTAACAAACCCGGTTCTCCTATCTCCTATCTCCTATCTCTCTAAAGCCCGTACGGGTGATCCGAAGGTACGTGATCTTTCCGAACGCTAGAGCTAATGCGAACAGTTAGAGCACCGGCTGCGCCGGTTCGTTCGCGGATTTACGAAAAAATCATCTGGGATTCGTTGCGTGCGGCGGCCTACGCATCATTCGCGGAGCTGGTCGAGGACGTAAAGATTCGCTGCGCCCGGCTCCGCATCCCGTACCGCGACCACGAAATCGACGACGCGATCGCCGCGATGGGCGACAAGGTGACGCGCGAGCTCGCGCCCCTCGAACGAGGTGGCAAAACCGGAAGTGACTCGACCGTTCCGCCCTTGACCCACGACGAGGCCGTGGCGGTCCTGCGCCGCCTGCACGCCAGGCCGAAGGCTGTCCCGGTCGTCCTGGTCCTGCCGCCCGAGCAGGTCGACCGCGCTCGGGCGTTCGCCATGGTGGTGCAGGGCATTCGCGAGCAGAAGGCCGTCTGTGCGGCGCTCGAGCGTCAGGGCCCGGAGCGCGCCAGCACGAACGTGGACCAGCCGACTGCAAATTCCGGGGACTCGCGGTGATGCGCTCGGTGACGTTCACGGTTATCGGCATCGCGCAGCCGCAGGGCTCAACGAAGGCCTTCGTGCCCAAGGGCTGGACGCGGCCGATCGTCACGAGCGACAACCCGCTGAACAAGGGCTGGCGGCAATGCGTCGCCGAGCAGGCGCAGCAGGTCGCGGCCGAGGGGCAGTTCCTCGGACCGGTCGCGATGTTCGTCCGCTTCTCGCTGCCGCGGCCGGCGTCCCTGCCGCGACGCGTCGTCGCCCACGTGAAAGCGCCGGACCTCGACAAGTTGGTCCGGTCCGTGGGTGACGCGCTCACGGGCGTGCTCTATCGCGACGATGCCCAGGTCGTCGAGCTCCGGGCCCGGAAGGTCTACGCCGGCGTCGGCACGGCGCCCCAGGCCGAGATCACCGTGCGCGATGTGACGGTGCTCGAGCCGCGGCAACTGACCAGCGCTTGGCTGTTCGAGGAGGACTGATGCACGACCCCGACGATCGAAGGAGACGAACGCGATGAAGTTGTTCAACGTCGGCAAGGTGGGGTGTTTTTGCGACGGCGTCTCGCACAGCATCGAGAAGCGTCACGGCGACGAGGTGAAGATCCTCACGCTCACGCTCCGCGTCGCGCCGTTCGATGCGAAGCTGGCCAGTGCGCTGCCGGACGGCGTCCGCGCGACGCTCTTCAAGCTCAATAATCCCGACCCGAAAGAGACCCTGCGCCGGGTGGACTTCGCGCTCGGCGTCGATCGACAGGTCCTGACCGTGTTCGCCGCGCCGGATACGATGACGGCGAGCATCGCGTTCGACCAGGTCAAGATCGCCGGCACGTACGCCCGCACGCTCAAGGACCGCAACGGATACGACTTCGTGTTTCGCGCGAGCTTTGGTCCGGTCGGGCGCGAAGAGCTGGAGTTCGTGCAGCAGTGGCTCCTCTCGCAGCGGTTCGTGACCTTCGAACAAGCGGAGCCCGGGATGTTCGACGACGACAGCGAGGCGGAGGACGATGACGCGGACCCGCCACGCGCGCCCGCGGCGGACCCGATGTTCGACGGAGCGCTCGGGGCCGCGCCGCCGGCACGCAAACATCAGACGCGGTCGACCACACGCGGCGCGCGGAAGACGAAGGGATCGCGCTGATGCCGCGGCTGCGCCGCGCGAGTCAGGCGACGTATCGCGAGGATGCGCACATCGTGCAGGCCACCGGCCGGATCCTCACCACGCTCGCGGTGCGCCATCCCGCGGTGCTGTCGCTGCAGATGGCGACGCGGATGATCGCGGACGCCGAGGCCGATCTCGAGCGCCGCGCCGCGGCCGCCATCCCGGTGCAGCCGGCGGCGCGGCGGTGAGGATCGTGATGCACCTGAAAGACGGCCGTCGGATCACCCTCACCGGCTTGTCCGACGAGCACCTCCTGTGGCAGTTGCGCCGCGTCGCGACGGCCGCCGAGATCGTGTCCACCACGCACACCTTCGGTCCGCGTGAGGGCGCCGCCGCAGTGGCCCAGGCGGAGCGCCTGGAACGGCTGTGGGCCGCGCGCTGGAATTAGGAAGGACCGACCGATGGACCCCGAACAGGACGCGACGGTCACCCGGTTGGTGCGCGCGACGCTGGCGATCTTCGACGGGCAGCCGATCGACACGGTGATCCTCGCCCTCGGCGAGGTACTCGCGCGCGTCCTCGCGGAAACCACCGGGTGCCCCGAGGCGTGGCTCGCCTGTCTCCACTCGGTCGTGCGCCGCTGGCTCGCGGTGCTGCCGCCCTGGCACCGGTCGGAGCTCCCGCTACAATGAACGTCCACATCGGAGAAGGAGACCCGCGATGAGTTCACACAAGGCCGTCATTACGTTTCTCGACGGGGGCCTCGAGGGGAGTCGTCCCGACAATGCGCTGCCCGGGAGCAATCTGCCGCCCGGCGGCGTGACGCTGCCGGTGTTCCCGTTCGACCCGACCGATCCCGGGTACGGCCAGGGCCGGCCCGACCATCGCCCCGACCAGGGCCTGCCTGGCCACGGGCATCCCGACCAGGATCTGCCCGGTCGCCCGGCGCGTCCCGATCAGGGTCTGCCCGGCAGCGGCGCTCGTCCTGACCAGGGCTTGCCGCCGAGCGGTGCCCGTCCCGATGCCGGTCTGCCCATGCCCGGCAAGCGCTACGTCGTCAAGTGGCTGGCCTGTCACGGGCTGATCCTCGTGCCCGACCAGGGTCTGCCGTCGACCACGCCGCCGACGCCGGACAACACGCTGGCGCCGACCGCGGCACCCAAGTAGGTCCATGATCCTCGCGGGCACCGTCGCCGTGGTCGTCCTCGCGCTGGTCGGGATCGCCAGCGTGCTCCTCGGCGCCGATGCCCGGCGTCGTGCCCAACGCTAGCGGCCCGCATTCTCCGGAGGAACGTTCCATGTCCGAGCAACCATCGCCCAGCCCGTCGCCCAGCCCCAGCCCCAGTCCGTCGCCCAGTCCCAGCCCGTCACCGAGCCCCAGCCCGTCGCCCTCGCCCTCGCCCGCCCCTTCCATTCGCCGCCGTCTGGCGCGGGGCGTGGTGTGCGGCGGGCTGGCCTGGCTGGCCTCGGTGGGGTCGGCGTGGGCCGTGCCGATTACGGGGTCGGTCACGCTGTCCCAGTCCGCGCTGGTCTGTCCGAATGCGGATTGCGTGATTCCGGTCCTCGGCACGGGCGTGCAGACCACGCTTGACCTTGCCGTCGCACTCGACTTCACCAGCGCGGGCGCACCCACGCCCGGTGTTGCGGGGCCGATGAGCATCGACGGGGGGACGGGTGTGTTCGCGGGCATCCTGGGCGCGGGCACCATCAAAGACTTCTGCTTCGTCGCCGGGTCGTGCGGGATTTATTCGTACCCGCCGATTGCGGCCTGGCAGACCTCGGCGGGTGGCGCGACCTTCGACATGCTGACGGTCGTGCGGCCGTTTGCGAGTCCGAACGGGCTGGTCCTGACCGGGACCGGGCTGTTCCATATCGCTGGCTACGACAACACGCCGGGCCTCTTCACGCTCTCGGTCACCAACACCGGCACCGCCTTCTCGTTCTCGGCCACCGATGCCGCGACCGCTGTGCCCGAGCCGGCGAGTCTGGCGCTGGTGGGGATGGGCGTGCTCGCCGCCGGGCGCCGACTCCGGCGTCGCGCGGAAGGGATCGGTCTCCAGCGTGTCTCCCTCATCCTCCCTCGAGGGCGGGCTCGTCCCCCGCATGGATACGCCGCCCCGTGTGGCCCGAGCGGGGGAGAGCGGATCGGGCACTGACGAGCAGGACCGGACCTGTCCCGGCTGCGGCGAGTTCCGGCTCGTCGAGTGCGATCCGGTCTTGCGGCGGTGGCACTGTGCGGTGTGCAGCGAGACCTGGCGTGTCAGGTGGGGCGCTTAGCACATGGACGCGCCCAACGGTATCCCTCGACTCGCCCTATTTCGGGGGGGTCGCGGGGGGTCGCGACCATATGGGGGGCGCTAAGGGCGACGCGCGCCGGGGGGGGGTGGGGTAGCCCCGTGGCGACCGCTCCCCCGCGTCCCTGCCCTCGCTGTGGCCGCGTCCAGGTCGGTCCCTGTCCGTCCTGTCGACGTCCCGCCTGGGACCCCTCGCATACCACCGTGCGCATGCGGGGCCGTCGGCTGCAACAGGCGCGCTACGCCCTCTTTCGGGTGCAGCCGCTCTGCGTCCTCTGCGGCCTCGAGCCCGCCACCATCCGCGACCACATCCTGTCCTTGTCCGAAGGCGGGCGCGACGAGCTCGCCAACACGCAAGGGGTGTGTGATGGCTGTCATCAACGCAAGACGACGATCGAATCGCAACGCGGATCGATCCGTCATCGATAGATTTTTCTCAAGCGAGACGAGGGGGGGGTGTCCAAATGTTGAAACGTCGACCCCGCGGAAACCATCCCAGCCCCTTGTTCACGAAAATGCGAAAAATCATCCAGAAAACCGCCTAAATGGCGGGCGTCAAAGGGCGGAGCGGCCGGCGGCGGCTCTCGTTCGAAGAACTGCGGCTGCGCGGCACGTATCAGCGGACGCGGCATGGGGTGACGGCGCCCGAGACGCCGGTCGATCCCAAAAAGCAGATCCAGGCCTGGCAGCGCTTCCTGAAACAGCTGGCGACCGCGAAGGCCAAGGGAGACGCCAGCCCGCTCGACGCCTATGCGCGGAGCGTCGTGGGCGGCACGGTGCCGGCGGGGAAGTATCACCGGCTGGCCTGTGCGCGACATCTGCGCGACCGGACCCGGGAAGGGACCGCGGCCTTTCCGTACCGCCTCGAGGGCGATCGGGTCGCGCGGCTGCTCGCGTTTGTCCGCCGCCTGAAGCATTACAAGGGGCAATGGGCCGGTCAGACGATCCGGCTGGCCCCTCACCAGGTGTTCCGGCTGGGGTCGATGGTCGGCTGGGTGCACGTCACGACCGGGTGTCGGCGGTTTCGGCGCAGCTACCACGAGGTGCCGCGGAAGAACGGGAAGAGCCTCGAAGCGGCGATCGTCGCGCTCTACATCACCTTTTTCGACGGGGAGGGCGGCGCCGAAGGGTACTGCGCCGCGACCAAAAAGGACCAGGCGCGGATCGTGTGGGGCGATGCCGCGCAGCTGGTGAGGACGTCGATCCTGCGGGTCGGGATCGAGTCGTTCGCGCGCAACCTGCACGACCCGACGACGATGTCGAAGCTCGAGGCGCTCGGGAGCGACTCGGATTCAACCGACGGGCTGAACCCGCATCTCATCATCCAGGACGAGTTCCACGCGCAGAAGGACCGGAAGATGATCGACGTCCTCGAGACGGCGACGGGCGCGCGGCGGCAACCGGTCGACATGCGGATCACGACCGCGGGGGATGATCCCGTCTCACCGGGCGGCGACGAGCACGCCTACGCCTGCCAGGTGCTCGACCAGGTGATCGCCGACGAGAGCTACTTCGCCTTCCTGGCGCACGCCGATCCCGACGACGACTGGCAGGCCGAAGCGACGTGGCGCAAGGCCAACCCCAATTACGGCGTGTCCGTCACCCCGGAAGATCTCCGGGCGCTCGCGGCGAAGGCCAAACACATGCCGGCGGCCGCCGCGGCCTTCCGGCAGAAGCGGCTGAACGAGTGGATCAACACCTCGGCGCCCTGGCTGTCGATCGAGGGCTGGCGCCGGGGGCAGACGCGCTGGACGGCCGAGACGATGGCCGGCGAGGAGTGTTGGATCGGGATCGACCTGAGCTCGAAGATCGACCTGACCGCGGTGGTCCTGGTCTTCCCCCCGACGCCGGCCCGCAAGACCTGGCGGCTGCTGCCGTGGTGCCTGACCCCGGACGACACGCTCGAGGAGCGCGCCCACCGCGACCGGGCGCCCTATCGGCAATGGGTGGTCGACGGCGAGCGTGACGAGGCCGGCCTGCGGACCAATCCCGGCAACCGCATCGACCAGGACGTCGTGCGCGACCTGGTGCGCCGGGCGTCGACGCTGTTCCACGTCGAAGCGATCGGGATCGACCCGTGGAACGCCGGCAACCTGGTGCAGGATTTGGTGACCGACGGCGGGCAGGTGATCGAGATCCCGCAAACGCTGCAGCAGATGTCGGGGCCGTCGAAGGAGTTCGAGGCCGACGTGCTCGACGGGCTGGTCGACGCCGGCGGCGACCCGCTGTTCACCTGGTGTATCGCGAATGTCGTCGTGCAGCGGGACGGGAAAGACAACATCTATCCCGTGAAGAAACGGAGCCGCGGGCGGATCGATCCGGTGATCGCCGCGCTCCTCGGCCGCAAGGTCGCGCGCCTCCAGGCGCCCGCGCCGCTGCCGGCCTATACCATGACGATGATCGGGTAACGGAGGCCACGATGGGGAAACGACCACCCGGGCGCCCCCGGCTCGCCGACGTGCCGGCCTCGAGCTCGATCCACGTCCGCTGCACCCCGGCCCAACGCCTCGAGCTGCGTCGGGTGGCCGACGAAAACGGCCGCCGCGTCTCGGCGGTCATCCGCGAGGCGGTCGATGAGTTCGTCGGCGACTACCGCGAGCGGCGGGTGTTTCGGCGCACCTAACCCGCCGCGGGCCGCAGACTGGCTCGCACCCATGAGTCTGTCGCGCGCGTACGCGGTCCTCCACGTCAAGGCGCTCGACGTCGAGACCCGCACGATCACCGGGATCGCCTCGACGCCCGAGCCCGACCGGATGGGCGACGTCGTCGAGCCGCTCGGCGTCACCTTCGCGAATCCCCTGCCGCTGCTGCTGTACCACGACAGCAAGAAACCCGTGGGCTCGGTGACGTTCCAGACACCGACCGCCGCCGGCCTGGCCTTCACCGCGACGCTGCCGATCGTGACGGAGCCGGGCACTGTGCGCGACCGCATCGAAGAAGCGTGGACGTCGATCAAGGCCGGCCTGCTCGCGGGCGTCTCGATCGGGTTCCGATCGCTGCAGAACGTGGTGAACCAGAAGACCGGCGGGCTGCGCTTTCTCAAGACCGAAATTCTCGAATTGTCGCTCGTTGCGATTCCGGCGAATGCCGGCGCGACGATTCATACGATCAAATCGCTCGACCTGGCCGCGTCTGGCCCTGACCCGTCCCGCGTTCGGGATCCCCTCCCTATCGTCCGCGTCGAGAAAGGCGCGGCCTCCATGGAACAGAAAACGATCAACGAACAGGTCGCGGCCTTTGAAAATTCGCGCGCGGCGAAGCACGCGCGCATGACGGCCATCATGACGAAGTCGGCCGAGGGCGGCGCGACGCTCGATCAAACCGAGACCGAGGAATACGACGGCCTGACCGCCGAGCTCAAGGCGATCGACGAGCACCTGGTGCGGTTGCGGGCGCTCGAGGCCTCGACGATTGCCAAGGCGACGCCGATCACCGCGGCCACGTCCGAGGACGCCAGCCGGCAACGCGCCGGCCTCCCGGTGATCACCGTCAAGGCCAACGTCCCGCCCGGCACCGGGTTTATCCGTTATTGCCAGGCGCTGGCGGTCAGCCGCGGGATGCCGATGCAGGCGCTGGAATATGCCCGGCGCTGGCACGACTCGACGCCGGAAGTGGAGCTCGTGCTGAAGGCCGCGGTCGCCGCCGGCACGACGACCGACGCGACCTGGGCCGGGCCGCTGGCGCCGATCACGCCGCTGGCGAACGAGTTCTTGGCGCTGCTCCGGCCCGAAACGATCCTCGGCAAGATCAACACGTTCTTCAAAGTGCCGTTCAACGTGTCGGTGGCGGCACAGACCGGCGGCGGGACGTATCAGTGGGTGGGCCAGGGCGCGCCGAAGCCGGTCGGGAAGCTGGCGTTTGTGTCGGTGACGCTGGGCATTACCAAGTGCGCCGGCATCATCGTGATCACCGAGGAGCTCGCGCGCAACTCCTCACCGGACGCCGAATCGGTGATCCGGCGGGACATGATCGCCGGGATCGCCGCGTTCCTGGATATCGAATTCATTGACCCCAGCAAGGCGGCCGTCGCGGGCGTCGCGCCGGGATCGGTGACCAACGGCGTGACGCCGATCACGTCCGCCGGCCCGACGCCGGCCAATGCGCGCACCGACATCCAGGCGATGGCCAATGCGATGACGGCGCTCGGGATCTCGACGGCGGGCGCGGTGCTCGTGCTGTCGGAAACCAACGCCGCGGCCCTGACGAACGCCTTGAACCCGCTCGGGCAGCAACTGTTCCCCGGCATGGGGCAGCAGGGCGGCACGATCATGGGCTACAAGGCCATCACGTCGCAGGCCGCCGGGACCACGGTCTCGCTGATGAAACCGGAACAGATCCTCTACGCCGACGATGGCGGCGTGACGATCGATATCAGCCGGGAGGCGTCGCTCCAGATGGACAGCGCGCCCATGGGCGTCCCCGATGCCACGGTCGTCATGACCTCGCTCTGGCAGAACAACCTGGTCGGCCTCCGCGCCGAGCGGTTCATCAACTGGAAGAAGGCGCGCACGGGCGTCGTCCAGTACACGGTGGCGACGTACGCGGCCTGAGATGGGCGTCCGGATGACCGTCCTCCGCGACGGCTATTGGAACGGCAGCTATCCGCGGGCGGGCGACTCGATTGACGTCGACGAGGCGTGGGTCGAGCCGCTCGAACTCGCGCGGTTCGCAGAACGAGGAACCCCATGGCCGGAGAGTCCGTTGACGTCGTCGCCCGGATCTATCACACCGAAAACGATACCGCGCACGCCGAAGGCGACGCGTACGCCGTAACCGATCGCGCGCTCGCGGAAACGCTGCGCGCGATCGGGTTCGTGAGTATCGACGGCTGGACCGAGGCGCCGCCGCCGCCGCTCGCGACCGGCGCGACGGCGGGCACCCCCGGCAGCTTCACGCCGGCCGGCTGCGCGACCCCGACGACCCTCGGGGACCTGGCGGGCCTGGTCGCCGAGCCCACGACGGCGTGGACGACCGGCCAATCGGTCGTTCTCGGCGACGGCAGCGATGCCTCGTGGGACGGGACGGCCTGGGTCGCCGGGCTGGCGCCCTGATGTACCCGATCGTCCAGCGGGTCGTGGACTTCGTGGCGAAGGCCTTCGCGCCGGTCCCGATGACGGGGACCGCCCGGGGCGGGTGGCAGCCGCTCGTCGTCCGCGAACCCTATACCGGCGCCTGGCAACAGAACGTCGAGACGCGCCGCGAGCTGGTGCTCGCGTACTCGGCCGTCTATGCCTGCATCACCTTGATCGCCTCCGATATCGGCAAGCTGGCGCTCCGCCTGGTCGAGCGCACCGAGGTGGGCGTCTGGACCGAAACGACGTCGCGGGCGTTTGGTCCGGTCCTCCGCAAGCCGAACCGCTACCAGACGATCAACAAATTTGTCGAGCAGTGGATCACGTCAAAACTGATGTGGGGGAATACCTACGTCCTGAAGCAGCGCGACCAGCGCGGCGTCGTGGTCGCGCTCTATGTGTTGGATCCGGCACGGGTCACGCCGCTCGTCGCGCCCGACGGTGGCATCTACTACGAGCTGCGCCGCGATGATCTCTCCGGCGAGCTCGCCGGGCTCGGCGACACCCTGATCGTCCCGGCGCGCGAAATCATCCACGACACCATGGTCTGTTTGTTCCACCCCCTGGTGGGCGTGACACCCATCTTCGCGTGTGGCCTGGCCGCGGCCCAGGGGCTGTCGATTCAGAACGGCTCCGCGACGTTCTTTGCGAAGGGCGCCCGGCCGAGCGGCATCATCACCGGCCCGGCGGGCATGACGGCCGATCAGGTCGCGCAGCTCAAAACCGACTTCGAAACGTTCACGTCCGCGGAGAACGCCGGCCGGATTGCCGCCTTCACCGCCGACGTCAAGTACACCCAGCTCGCCATGAACGCGGCCGACGCGCAACTGGTCGAACAACTGAAGTGGACGGCCGAGACCGTGTGCAGCTGCTACCACGTCCCGCCCTACATGATCGGCGTCGGGCCGCCGCCGCCCTACGCCAACGTCGAGCCGCTCCTCCAGCAGTACTACTCGCAATGCACCCAGTCGCTGCTGACGAATTTTGAGGCCAGTCTCGACGAAGGCCTGGGCCTGCTCGAGCCGATCGAGGGCACGCAGTACGGCACCGAGTTCAACGTCGACGATTTGATCTGGATGGATACGGCCACCAAGACGGCGGCCGCGGCGGCGGCGATCGGGTCGGGCGCCCAGTCGCCAGACGAGGCGCGGCGGAAGTACTTCGGGCTCGGCCCGGTGACCGGGGGGCACACGCCGTATATGCAGCAGCAAATGTTCTCCCTCGAGGCGCTCGCCGCGCGCGACGCGAATGATCCGTTTGCCAAGCCGACGCCGGCCCCGATGGCCCTGCCAGCGGAGAAGGACGCCGACGGCCTGATCACGTTCGAGCGGATCGTCCGCGAGGAGTTGGCGGCGTGACGGCCGCGGAGGGCGAGAGCCTCGCCCGGATCGTGGTGGCGGTCGTCCGGGAGTACGTGACGCGGCACGGTGAGGCCCTGGTCCAGGAGACCCGATCCACCTGGGCGGCGCTCAAAGACGATCTGGCCGCGGCGCGGGAGCGGCTCGCCGTGGTGGAAGTCCGCCAGCCGATCCCCGGGCCGATGGGCCCGGCCGGCCGGGACGGGGTGGACGGCGTCGGGTTTGACGATCTGCGGGTCGACCACGATGGCGAGCGGACCTTCACGATTACCGCCGTCCGCGGGGCCGTCGTCAAGTCCCTGGGCACCTTCACCGTGCCGGTGCCGCTCTATCGCGAGGTCTGGATCGACGGCCGCACCTATGAGCCGGGCGACAGCGTGACCTGGGCCGGATCGGAATGGCACTGCCGCACGACGACCACCACCAAACCGGGCGACGGGTCGAAGGCCTGGACGTTGAAAGTGAAACGCGGGCGCGACGGCAAGGACGGCAAAGACGGGTCCTCCGGCCCGCCGGGGCCGGCCGGCCGCGACTGGCAGCAGGTCTACGACGACACGAGGAAGCGGTAACGCCCCATGTCGACGTTTGTGACGCTGGACCAGGCCAAACGGCGGTTACGGGTGACGGCGACCGCCGACGACGCCGATCTGCAGGATCTCGTCGATCAGGCCGAGGCGCATGTCCTCGACTGGTGCCGCACGACGCCGCGCGCGACCGCCATCACCGACACCTGGACGCCGGAGACCGTCCCGCCGGCCGTCGTCGCCGCCATTCTGGTGCAGACTGCCGAGCTCGATCGCTTCCGCGGCGATGACCCCGAGGGGCCGCCCCGCCAGGACGGCGAGGAGCTGAGCGTGCATGTTCGGGAGCTGTTGCGCCGCTATCACGACCCGGTGATCGCATGAGTCCGACGCCCGCGGGCGCGCGGCGGCACTGGGTCACGTTCCAGAACCCGGGCGCCGCCGTGTCGACGGCCGACGGCACCTACACGCAGACCTGGACCGACCTCGACCCACCGGCGCTGTGGATGACGATCCAGCCGGCGACGGCGCGCGCGCTCGAGCAGATTGCCGCGGGGGCGGTGCTCGGGATTGCGACGCATCTGCTGCGCGGCCCCTATCACCCGCAGATTGCCGCCAAGACGCGCGCCGGCTACAACGGCCGCGTGTTCGAGGTGACGCACGTCCAGAATCCGGACGAGGCCAACACCGACGTGGTGGTCGTCGCGGTCGAAGTGCTCAGCGAGCCGGAGGCGCCGCCGCGATGAGCACGTCCTTCAAGATAGAGGGGCTCGAAGAACTGCGCGCGGCGCTGCGCCGCCTCCCCGAGGAGCTGCGCGACGACGCGCGCGCGATCATCACGCGCGAGGCCACCGCGGCGAAGGACCAGATCGTCGCGGGGTATCCGGTGCATACCGGCAATCTGCGCGACCACGTCTATGTCTCGACGACCGCGGGCGGCCGGTTCGGGGCCGCGGCCACCGTCCGCAATACCGCCAAGCATGCGTGGATCTTCGAGAACGGCACGCAGGCGCGGCACACCGCGATCGGCGCCTACCGCGGCGCGATGGCGCCGGGGCACGTCTTCATCCCGACCATGATCCGGCATCGGCGCGCGATGTATGCGTCGCTGGCCGACCTGCTGCGCGCGAAGGGGCTCCAGGTGTCCGGCGGTGAGTGATTCGACCGCGATCGACGTGGCGGTCCTGGCGCACCTCGGGGGCGACGCGGCGCTGGCGGCGCTGCTGCCCGACGGCGTGTTTATGGACGTGGGACCGCCCGGCGCCAAGCGCTTCACGCTCGTCTCGCTGGTGATCGCGCAAGACCTCGGGCAGTTTGGCGGGCGCGCGATCGAGGACGTGATCTATCTCGTCAAGGCGGTCGTCTTTGGCGGCGCCAACGGCGATGTGGCCGCGGCCGCCGCCCGGATCGACGCGCTGCTCGAGGACGGCGTCTTCCCGATCGAGGGCTACGGGTTGCTGTCCTCGGTGCGCCAGGAGCGCGTCCGCGCGACCGAGGTGGACGGGTCGGATCCGGGGATTCGGTGGTATCACCGTGGGGGCCGCTATCGCGTGCAGGCGACTCCGCTTCTCACCGCACGCGCAGGAGCAGACCGATGATTAAAAGCGGCCGCGACGGCCAGGTCCTCTACGACGCGGCAGCCACCCTGCCGGTCGAGATCGTGTCGCTGAACAAGTGGAAGCTGTCACTCAAGACCGACAAGATCAACGTGACGTGCTTCGGCGACCAGAACAAGGTGTACGTCCCTGGCATGAAGGACATTTCGGGCACCATCTCCGGCTTCTGGAACAGCGACGAGCTCACCCTGTTCGAGGCGACCGAAGCGGACACGCCTGGAAAGCTCGAGCTCGTGCCAAACTCGACCGAGCCGTTGTTCAAGTTCGCCGGCCTCGCCTACATGGACGCGGAGATCGACACCTCGGTCGAAGGCGCGCCGGCTGTGGCGGGGACCTTCATGGCCGCGGGGTCGTGGACGCTGCCGAGCGGAGCCGTCCTCGGCGCCGAGAGTGCGGGCGGCAGCCTGCCGGGAGCACCGCGCCGCGGCCGATCGCTGCCGACGTAAAACGGATGGCGTTCTTCTCCACCATCACGCTCCGCGGCGTGCAGGGCCGCCTCGTCTGGGGCTACCGCACCGCCGCGGAGTTGAGCGTCTGGAGCATCCATCGACCGAACACGCCGGATGGGCAATGGACGCTCACCGCCACGCTCGCGACGGTCGATCGCTTCTCGGTGTTGCAGCGTCCCTTGCTCTTTTTCGCGCCCCGCCGCAAGGGCAGCCATTGGTGCTGGCCGATCCGCCGGCTCGACTTCGGCGAGGGGCGCGTCATCGCCACCTTGGGACCACCGGAGCACTGACCGTATGAGTCACTTCGTGAAGCCGGAGACCCGCACGCTGCGCCTCGATGACGGCGAGACGATCGTCGTCCGGCGGCGCCTCACCGCAGGCGAGCAGCGCGCGATGTATGCGCGCATGTATGTCGCCGGGATCGACGGCCGCCTCCGGGTCAACTCCCTGGAAACGGGGATGGCGGCCGTGACGGCATTCCTCCTCGATTGGTCGCTCTGCGACGACGCGGGCGAAAAGGTGCCGATCGCCGGGCTGCCGCCCGAGGAGTTGGCGCCGATCCTCGACGGGCTGGACCCGGACACGTTCGGCGAGATTCGCCGCGCCATCGACGCGCATGCGGAGGCCGAGGAGCAGGCGCGCGCCGAGGAAAAAAAAACCCGGCAGTCCGCGAGCGTATAGAGCAGCAGTTGCAAATCTGTCGCGCGATGGGCGGCTGGCGGTATGAGTGGGTCGACGCGCTGCCGGTGACGGTCTACGAGGTGCTCGTCGCCATGCTGGTGCGCGAGCAGCGGGAGCGGGAGACAGAGGACTGACCCTATGGCGCTGACCGGATCCTTCCTCGCCGACTTCACCTCCTTCTACGACGCCGCGCAGCAGGCCGACGTGCATCTGAAGGGGATGGAGACGAACGCCAACAAGGTCGAGTCCTCCCTGAACAAAATGGTCGATTCCTTCTCCGGCCGGAAGCTGGCGCAGGACGCGACGCTGATGGTCGAGGCGATCGAGCGCATGGGCGGCGCCACCAAACTGACCGAGGCCGAGCAGGCCAAGGTGAACCGCACCGTCACCGAGGCGATCGCCAAATACAAGGCGCTCGGCATGGAGGCGCCCGCGGAGCTCCAGAAGGTCGCCGAGGCGACCAAGGGCGCGGAGAAGGGCACGTCCGCGTGGTCGGGCGCCCTGTCGACCATGACCGGCGCCCTCGGCGCGATGGGCGTGCAGCTGTCGGTCGGCGCCGTGGTCAATTTCATCAGCGACACCGTGGAGGCGGCCGGGGCAATCAATGACCTCGCGGATAAGACCGGCGTCTCGACGACCGCGATCCAGCAATGGAAGTTCGCCGCCGAGCAAGGCGGCGCCACCATCGACAGCGTGAACGCGGCCGTCAGCGGCATGAACCGCGTCCTGGCGGCCGGGGACAAATCTACGATCGAGTCGCTACGGCACGTCGGGTTGGAGTTCACCAAGCTCCGCACCGACAAGCCCGAGGACGCCTTCAACGCCATCGTGGCGGCCGCCGAGAAGATTGCGGACCCGATGGAGCGCGCGCGCTTCGTCACGGAAATGTTCACCAAGGCGGGGCAGGATTTGCTCCCCGCGATCGCGGGCGGGTTCACTGCCACCGCGCAGGGCGCCGCCACCATGTCCGAGGAAACGGTCAAGCGGCTGGCGGCGGCGGGCGATGCGTGGGACGCCTTCAAGAACCGCATCGTGATCGTGACCGGCGAGGCGCTGGCGGCGACGAAAGGATGGCTGGACAAAACGAACGACTACATGGAGCACTTCAGCAACCGCCTCGGGAATGTGTGGTCCATGGGCTGGCAGGGCGCGAAGGACTACGAGGATCAAACGGTCGCCGCCGCCGCCGCGACCGCGGCCGCCGGGAAAGTCTCCGAGGAGGAGGCCGAGAAGCGCCGCCGCCAGGGCGCCGAGGCCGCGATCGAGTATCAGAAGCAGCAGGCGGACAAGAAGAAGCTCGACGACGAGGCCGAGACGGCGCGCAAGAAGGCGGCGGCCGACGCGCAGCGCGACGCGAAGGCACTCGCCGATCTGCACGACCACCTGTTCGGCGCGGACCTGCGGGAGAAGGCCGCGCAGTACGCGAAGGCGCTCGGCGACGTGGGGAACGTCGCCCAACTGACGAAGGCGGCGCAGGCGGAAATGAATACGGTGATGGGCGCCGCGTATGCCGCCCTGCTGAAGGCGGGCGAAGGCGCCAGCGCCGCCGCGAAGCAGTACCGCGACCTGCAGTTGGCGACGACGGACTGGGCTGCCATCAACACGTCCCTGGCGGCGAGCACGGACGCGCAGGAGGACTCCTTCTGGACGAAGCGGCAGGAGCGGACCCGGCAGCAACTCACCTCGCAACTGGATGTGATTCAGGGGTTGCGCGATACGAGCGGCGGCTACGTCGAGACGGCCGCCGAGGCCGAGGCGTCCGGCATCGCCGCGAATGAGGCGATGCTCAAGGCGGTCACCGCGATCCAGACGGTGCCGCCCGCCGCGGGCGAGGCGACCGCGGCCGTCAATACGTACGCGGCCGCCATGATCAACGCCGGGAACTCGGCCGATACGCTGGCCGACCGCCAAGCGAAGGTGTGGGGGCGGCATGCGATGGACGCCGAGTATCGCAAGAACACGTTCGTCGGCCTCCCGAGCCTCGGGCTCAGTTGGTACAACATGGAGGAGGAGCGCCGGGCGGGGCTGACCATCGGGCCGAATCAAACCACGGAGTGGCCGCAACTCTCCGAGGGCGGGGTCGGGAACTTCGGCTCGGGCACGCCGGTCATGCTGCACGGTCAGGAGGCGGTCGTCCCGCTGGACCGCGCGGGCGGCTTCGGCGGGGTCAATGCCGCCGTCACCATCAACATCAACGGGCACATGGATCCTGCCAGGGCGGGGCGCGATGCGGGCGAGGCGCTGATCGCCTATCTCAAATCCCGAGGGGCGAGGATCTAACCGTGGCGTCCCTGGTCGCGCGCGGGAACGCGCTCCTCAACACCTTCCGGCTCAATCAACGGCGCCTCGGGGAAATGAAGCCCGAGGTGCTCGTGATCCTCGGCGGAGGCTGGCGGCATCAGGACATCCGGCTCGATTCGATGCAAATGACCGACGCGATCAACGACGAGCCGAACACCCTCAGCTTCCGCATGGAGGGCGCCGCGCCGGTGATTGGTGAACCGATCGATATGGTGGTCGGCACCTGGGGCAACGAGAACAAAGTGTTCTCCGGTCAGATCCTCTCGGCGCAAGCGGTCTATGAGGGGCGCCCGGAGAACGTCGCCTATGACGTGCAGGCAATCGACCACACGTGGCTCCTGAAGCGGCGGCTGGTGATGGCGCGATATACGGGCGCCTCGGCGACGACCATCGTGCAGGACATCGTCGCGAACTTCGCGGCCGGGTATGTCGCCAACACCGCGGAAGGCGTACAGCCCGGCCTCCCGGCGATCGATGAAATCTCCTTCGAGAATGAGGACGTGCCGAACGCGCTCTCGCGGGTGATGGAAGCGGTCGGCGGCTACTGGTACGTCGACCACTGGCGGCGCGTCCATGCGTTCCTCTACGAGGCCGAGCAGGCGAGCGCGATCACCGACAGCAACCCGAACAGCATGTCGAGCATCGCGCAGACCGTCGACCTGTCGCAGGTCTCGAACCGGATCCTCGCGCGCGGAGGGGGGTCGCAGGCGACGGTCGACCGGCCCTCCTCGACGGTCTACGACACCATCCCGGTGGAAGACCTCGGCTGGTATCCGCCGGGCGGCGGCTGGTTGGAAATCGGCACGCAGCGCCTCTACTACTCGGGGGTGGAGGGCGGCGCCGGAACGGGCGCGCTGATCATCGGCGATATGACGGCGCCTGCGGGCGGCCCCGCGGCCGCGCCAGTGCCGAACGAATCCGGCAACCTCGCCGGGAAGTATCAATACAAAGTGTCGTTCGTGATGAAGGAGGGCGAGTCCCTGGCGTCGCCGCCGTCAGCGGTGGTGCTCGCCGGAACGCAACCGCCCGACGTGAGCGGCGTGACGGTGAATTGGGCGATGACGACCCCGGTGCCGAATCCGGCGCAACCGCCATATCCGGGCATGCCGCAAGGCACCGTCGGCCGCTACATGTTCACGTTCGTCACGAAGCAAGGGGAGACGTTCCCCAGCGAACCGACCGCGCCCTCCGCGCCCGCGCCGCCGCCGCTGGTGCAATCCTCGCCCGCCTACACGTACTTTCCGTCGTATGATCCGCGGCCCTTTCCCATCGGCCCCGCAGGCACGATCGGCCGGAATTTGTATCGCTCGGACAATGGCGGGCCGTTCGGCCTGACCTACAAGATTGCAGACAATACGACGATCCAATTCGGCGGGCCGACCTATCCCGCGTGGGACTCCAACACGCCCGGTGTCGCGCCTCCGCTGATGCCGACGACCAGCGGCGGCAAAGTCAACGTGACGGGGATCTACAGCGGGCCGCCCGGCACGACCGCGCGGAATATCTATCGCACGCGCGGCAGCGGCGTCGGGCCGTTCATGAAGGCGGGCTCCCTGCGCGACAATACGACCCCGAGTTGGATCGACAACGTCCGCGACGACAGCCTCGGCGACGAGGAGCCCTCCGGGTCCGGCACGCTGCCGACGCTGCCGGGATCAACCGCCCTCCGCGTCTCCGCGGTGGAGGCGTTCCCGGCGACCGGATGGGCGCTGACCGGTGGGCAGGTCTTGTCCTACACCCACCGCGAGGCCGGTCCCGGCCCTGGCGCCCTCCTCGGGATTCCCGCCAGCGGCATCGGCGCGATCACCGCGCCGCTGTCGGTCGATACCGAAGTGATCACGGCGCCGCACCTCACCGGGATTCAGGGGTCAGGGCGGGCCGGGATCCTGTATCCGATCCTGACCGGCGACACGGTGGCGATCCTGGCGATCGTCGACGACGCCGCGTCTCAAGCGGCGATGGCGCAGGCGGTCGGCTTCGGCGACGGCGTCCACGAGTTGCCCGTCAGCGACTCCAAGTGGAATTACACCGAGGCGACGGCGCGCGCCCGCGCGGAGCTGAAACGGCGCAAAGACGGGCTCGTCACCATCACGTTTGACACCCGCGACGACTCGGTCTGGAGCGGGCGCGATATTTACATCAACGTGTGGCAGGTCGGGATCGCGGGCTGGTTCAAAATCCGGCGCCTCACCTTCTCGCAGTTCGGCTATGACGTGTGGCCCCTGCGGCGCGTCGAAGTATCCTCGCAGCGGTTCTCATTCGAGGACTTGCTCCGCCAGACCCGAGGGGAGAAATGAATATCCGGGTTCCGCGCACATGGTTCAACGGGCTGGTCGACGATAACGGCACGGGCAACGGGACGCTGTGGAATAGAGCGGCGATCGGCGGCGGGATCGATGCGACCGACCAAGCGTTCGCGCTGCTCGATGGCGTCGGGAAGTGGCTGGGTTACTCACCCCTCACCAACAGCCCGGGCGGGAGCAAAACCGCCGCGTACACGTTCACGGGGCAGGCCAACGTCGGCACGCTGATGTTCTACGGCGGGCTGACCGGCGGCAATATCGGCACGGATGGCTATCTGCAGTGGTCGATCCCGACCGCCTTCATGCTGCCGTTTGCGCGTGATACCTACATCGGGCCCGCCGCCGCCTCATGGACCGTGAGCGGCGGCGGGACGACCTACGAGACGCTGTCCTGCTTCGTCAATGCGCTCAACTCGCAAGGCATCTACTTCTCGCGGGCGGGGTACGCGGGCATCCCCGCGCATACCGCCCTCACGCTGAGTTTTTCGTCGCTCGCCGTGCATGTGCAGCCAGCGAGCCTCGGCGAGGAACGTCAATCACCGGAACGCGAGGTGTCGGAATGAGCCGACGTGTCCTGCTCGTCGCGCTGATCCTCCTCGGCGCTTGCCGCTGGGACGTACCGCCGACCGGCCCGACCACGGTGACGCAAACGGTCACCGTCACCACCACGACCCAGCCGACGCCGACCCCGACGCCCACGCCGACCCCGGGGACGCCGACGCCGACCGGCAACCGCACGCCCGACCCGAGCCCTGGCAGCGCGCTGCCGCTGCCGATCTACGGCGCCTCGGTGGTCGAGGCCTACGCGAACTCCGCCGCGGGCGCGGCCTGGCTCAAGGGCGCCTGCCCGAGCGGCGGCTCCGCCCCCTGGGCCTTCTTGGACGGGGTGGTCGACGCCTTGCGCCAGCACGACACCAGGTGGGGGTATCTCTGCAAGCGGGGCGATTGCTCGAACCCGTCGAGCGACAACGTCGCCTACCACAACACCGCGGGCCCCGACATCACCGGCGCCACCGGGGTCATCGCCGTCGACGTGATCGGGGACTTGTGCGGGAAGAATGCGCCGCAGTGGGCGATCGGCGCCTACGATCCGGCGGGCGTGTGGTCGAGCCGCGGCCGCTTCTGAGGGGATGATGATGAACACCGAGCGAGCCCTCGTCGTCGTCGCGTTGGTGCTGGCGGTGCTGGCGCTGGTCGTGACCGGCTATCCGCTGCTGGTCGTCGCCGTCATCCTGCTGTGCATCGGTCGGCTGACCTGACGGCCAGGAGCTCGAGCTCCCGATAGCCGGTTTTGCCCCTCGATTCGAGTGCGGTTCACTTGCGACGCACCTGGCGCTCCGCGAGGCGGGCCCGAGCATCGGTGTCGCCAATCTTCTCGTTCGATCGCGTATCCAGGAACCCCACCAGCTTCCACGTCCCCGTGTACGGCGGCGGTGCCCCGAACGGCACGTTCGCGCGATAGACCGCGCGCACGTGCGCACTCGTGAACGTGAGCTGGCGCGTCACGATCGGCGGGCGCGGGACCTCGGTTTCACTTGAGGTGTCGCCGTCGGGCCGGCCAAACTCCTCGAGGAGCGCCATCAGCTCGTCGCCGCCGGCGGTCGGTGCGGCCAGGGTGCCGGCGCTCCGCGGCGAGCTCGGTGTGCGGGCGGGCGCCGGTCTCGCGCGCGTCACGAAGGTCACGACCCCGACCAGAGCAATGAACGCGACGGCGCCCCAGCCCCAGTAGCGCGCCCGCACCGCACGGGCACGGCCCTCGGCCTCAGTGGCGGCCGTCGCGATGGGCTGACCCGTCGCGGCGGCAATCAGGGGCGGCTGGCCGGACCCGGCGGCGACGATGCACACTAGGTGCAGCACCAGTCCCGGCAGGATGAAGAGGGCGTAGCCGACGACCACGAAGACGAACCAGGCGATGCCCTGGGCAATCTGGCCCTTGTAGATCTGGCCGGCGCCGGGAATCAGGAAACTGAGCAGGGCCGCCACGCCCGGACGCCACGCGTGCACCGCCACCACCACCACCGGGCTCGCCGGGGCGGCCGGCCCCACCACGGGCGGCGGCGCTTCGAGGACGGCGCGGGGGGCGGGCACCCGGCGCGCCCGCTGCTCGTCGTCCACGCTGGGGAGGCGGGCATCGCAGAAGCGGCAGACGAGGGCCGCGTCCTGGATCTCCTGCGCGCAGGAGGGGCACGTCTTCACGGCGTGACGTTCTCCAGGCCGCCAGGCGGTGGGGTCGCGGGCTGGGCGCGATCGAGCCAGAGTTGAATCCCCCGGCGGATCTGTTCGGCGACGGGGACGCCGTCGCGGCGCTCGATGGCTTTGAGGTCGGCCTGCATCGCCGGCGTGAGCCGGAAGGTGGTCATGGCGGTCTTCATCATTCCCGCCGCCTTATAGCACAATGTATTACATAGGCCAAGTGACCTGCCGCGCCAACGATCAGGAACCGACCATCCTCCAGCTTCGCCATCGCCTTGAACATGTGGGCCCCCTTCAGGACGGATAGACGGTCCGGCGCGAGCCTTGCCGCAGCTCGCGGAAGTCGAGCAGTGCGCGGGCGGCGGTCTCGGCGGACATGCCGACGCGGTCGATGAGGAAGCGATGCAGCAACCCATCGGACACGGCCGCCTCGATCGCCCCGTCCAGCATGCTGCGCACCTCGCGGGCTTTCGCGAGGTCCATCTGCACCGTCTCGGTATTCACCATCATCTCGACCTTGCCCTCGCCATCGCGGCTACTCAGGATTGAGGCAAACTCGATCTGCGTGCCCTCGGGCCTCGGCCCGAACGCCGTCTTGAACGCCGCGGCCAGCGCTTTCCGCTGCTTCGGCGGGATGTCCCGTGTGCCCTCGAGCAGTTGTTGAATCAGGCCGATTTCCGACGGTCTCAACGGCATCGCTCCTCCTACTACAGCAGGCCTAGCCGACTCACCACGGCCACCGCACCAACCAGCTGACCAGCCCACAACCCACCAACCAGCCCGCGAAGCACCCCGCCGCGAACCAGAGATCCGGGAGCTGGTCGTTCATGACCTCCCCAGGTGCGAGGGCGCCGGTCTCGGGCACAGACGCGGCCTCCGCACCGACGGAGGTCAGCGGGATCGCGCACTCGTTCACGTTCACGTAGTTGGCGCGGGCCAGAATCGCGTCGGCCTCGGCCTGGTCGTAGCGGCCGGCCTCGGCGAGCTTGCAGGTGTACCCCGCCCAACCCGGCCGCCACCACGCCTCGTGCTCAATCGACCAGATGACGAAGAGTTGCGCTGGCATCGGCGCGCAGTTCTTATCATGGCGCCGCGCGCGAAAAGAAATGTCGAGTACTCCCGCGAGTACTCCCGGCTCTAACTTACGGCAGATATGAGGGTTCTGGCAGGACTACGTAGTCTCATAACCCAAAGGTCGCAGGTTCAAATCCTGCCCCCGCAACTTCCCTTCCTTC